TCAGCCGGCGGCGACCTTCGGCGTTTCGGCCGACGCTGACGCCAGTTCGATTACCTCGGCCGTTCGCAGATGCGGCTGCACCCAACGCGCAAGGTGATCGGCTGACAGATGCGCGTAGCGCTGCACCATCTCCAACGTTTCCCAGCCGCCGAGCTCCTTGAGCACCTGCAACGGCGTGCCGCGCTGCACATGCCAGCTCGCCCAGGTGTGCCGCAGATCGTGCCAGCGAAAATCGCGAATGCCCGCTCGCTTCAGTGCCTTTCGCCATGCCGCCGTATTCGGCTGTCCGATCGCTGAACCGCGGTAAACGAACACGCGTTCGATGTGCTCGGCGGCTCGCCGTTTCGACAACTGGCGACGCAGCACATCAACCGCCGTGTCCGACAGCGGCACCGTGATCGCCTTCCTTGCCTTCGCCTGGTCCGGGTGAATCCAGGCGACGCGGCGAGCGAGGTCGACCTGCGACCATTCCAGCCCCGTTACATTCGAACGGCGTAAGCCAGTCTCGAGGCTGAAGCGCGCCATGTCGGACAGATGAGCCGGCAACTCGGCGAGCAAACGCTCGGCTTGGGCCGGGGTGATCCATCGCACTCGCTTGGGTGTCGTTTTCCGCCGCTTCAACACCGGCGCCCGGTCGAGCCATTCCCATTCGACAGCAGCATGGAGAACCGCCATCAGCACTCCAATGACCCGTCGCACGGTTCCTTCGCCGATCGTCCCGCCGATCGGCTTGGGGCCGTTGCGCGTCCGGACAACGCGCGGCTCGCAACGCTTCGCGTGTGCGATCGCGTCGACTCGATCCCGGTCGATATCCGCGAGTGCGACGCCGGACAGATGCGGATCGAGCCATCGCAAATGTGTCTTCGATGTTTCCAAACTCGAAAGTCCCTCGCGATCGCCAACGTACCGTACGACGGCATCGTTCCAGAGATAGCGCGGCTTGTGACCGAGCTTTGCTTGGTTCCACAGCTCTACTTTCAACCGATCGTAGAGCTCCTGCGCGTGTGCCTTGTTGCTGGTTCCAGTGCTGCCCTGTACGACCGGACCGCCGCCCGGTGGGGTAAGGCGGTAATACCAATTTGGGCTGTTATTACGTTTGTAGAGCGACATTCTTTTACTTCCTCTTGCTGATCGCCCTGCACAACTCGCGGGCCCCATTCTCCGGCGAGGTAGCGCTGCAGGGCAACTGTCGAAAACATCCACCGCTTACCGACCTTTCGGCCAGGTAATTCGCCGGCCTTGGCTTTCAGGCGCACCGTCTCTGGATGTGCGCCGAGCATCGCCGCTGCGGCGAGCAGGTCGACCGTGCTCATTGGCGTTTCACCTGGCTTCGATGCAGGGGGGGCACACGCAGCGCAATTAGTGGACTGATGGATTGCAACGAAATCTCTCATAACTATTTGATTTGTAAGGTTTGTGTGCGCCATCAATCGCCATCATTCAGGCATGGCGGCACTGAAAAACTCGTGGCCTAAAAAATAGGCAGCGTCCGTAACTGATGGCAAAACGCCTGTAACTCGTGGCAGTCCATTCCGGCCTATGCATTGCCCTTCCTCGCTTTCTTTCTCTTTCTTTTTCAATGAAATAGAGAGAGAAGAGAGAAGGACAGCGGCGGCCCGCGCCAAAACCGGACTCATGGCAAAAGCGGCTCGACTAGTGGCAAATCGAGGGAGACTCGCGGCGGTAGTCCTCTCAACAATCAAGGACTTACGAGCGGACGCCATCGAAATCCACGATTCGCGTGCGCTGCCTGCCCGGTCGCTGCGGAAAAATCCGCCCGCGCTGCCCCGCTTCCTCTTGGCTCGCGCTGTTTCCCGGCCGTTTCGACTCGTGGAGGGAACGGGGGGACGCGACTGAAGCGGCGGCCGCGGGTCGGCGTGCGCCGACTGCTGCGCGCATCGGCGCACGCGGCGGAAACCCGATTCCAGGGCCGCTACGCGGCCGGAAAGAACGGGAGAAGGGGCACGGCCGCACTGCGGCCGCGACGGCTGAGAAGGCGTCATGCGTGGCTCCGCTCGAGTGCGTCGGTCGCCAGGTCTTCGCGCACCGATACGTGGAGGCCGAACGCGGCGAGGCGCTCGAGCGAGACGGGCGTGAGGTAGGGCACACGGCGGGTGTAGATGCGCCGCTCGACTTCCTTCTCTCCGACCACGACGCCGGCGTGCTTGAGCTGCGTCTTGAACACGCGGTCCGACTTCACGGGCAGGCCGTTCCATTTGTCGCGCAGCGCGCTCGTGTGCGCGAGGTGGTCCATCACGTGGCCTGTGCGCAGCAGCAGGCAGAATTCGCCGTCGACCGTATCGAAGGTGTACGGGTGCTTGTAGTTGCCGCCGTCGATCTCCGACAGCACGGTTTCCATGATCCAGACCCACGGCTCGCGATCGGCGCTCGTCTCGGCGACGTGGCTGTTCATTTCCGCGAGCAGGTCGTGCGGAAAACCGCCCTCGCTCGGGTCCATGCCGGCGAATTCGCACAGATAGCGCCAGGCGAGGGCGACGGCGGCGTAGTTGGCGGCCATACGGTTCGCTCCATCATCAGCGCCGCTCGCAATACATTTCGCAAGTGCCTTGTCGCGCAGTGTCGCGTAATGCTCGAGCACGGCGCGCTTATCGAGGCCCGCCAGATACTCGAGCCACTGCCGAACCGGGAAGCGCGGCAGATCGTCGGGCAGCAGCGGGCCGCGCTTGCCGGTCAGCGTCGTGCGCACGAGCTTGCCGAGCAGGCTTCGTACGGGCACATCCTCGCCGGCCAGCATCACGGGCGCGCACAACAGGTATTCCGTCATGTCGGTGCCGCGGCGCGTCACGGTGTACTGGTAGTTTTCCTGCAACAGCCCGACCGCCTTGTCGATTACGTCCTGTCGACGCGCGGACAGCTCTTCCCATCCGACCGGGTGGCTCGTATGGCTGATACTCGTGAGCAGCCGGAATTCGGTTTGCAGCGATTGCCCGGAGAACATCGTGAACGCGAGCGAGCGCTCGAGGCGCTTGATGAGCGTCGACTTGCCGGCGCCCTTGTTTGCCTGGATCGTGATGTGCGGCCAGAAGCCGAGCAGCGCCTTCAGGTGCCCGCCGAGCGCCCACACGAGCGGGATGGTCGCTGCGTTCTGCTTGAATGTCGTCTGGTAGGCCGTGATGACGCGGCGTGCGTCGCTGGTCGAGCCGCTCGGGAACGTCAGGTTGTGATACGGGCACTGCTTGTCGGCTTCGGTGAAGTAGCAGTCCGGCCCCTCGTTGACGATCAGGCGGCCGTCGCGCCATGCAAGCCCGACGAAGTTCGCGGCCTGGCGCGCGCCGAGGTCGGCGCCGCGCTCGAGGATGTTGACCATGCGCTTGAACGGCGCCGGCGCCCAGATCGGGCCGAATTTGCCCCACTGGTCGACGTTGTGGAGCTGGTCGTCGAGCATCACGCGGCGGACGAGCTGCGCACCATGCCGCGGCGTTTGCACGGACACGGCGAAGTAGACGGTCGGCGCCTGGTCGGCGTCGCCCGTCATCGTCGACGTTGCGCTCGCGACCGATACGCGGCTGACGCCGGCGATGCGAAAGCCGCACAGGTCCGTCATGACGGGCGTCTCGACGCCGGATTCCTCGTTGCGGTCCATCTTCGTGATGTAGCTCGTGAAGTCAGGACGCACGCGGAAGCGCCAATACTGTGCGAAGTCGTGCGACGGCAGAAAGATGCGCGGCCGGCCGCGGCGCGTGGCGTCGCCTGCCAGGCCGGCAATGAGCCACGGCTCGAGTTGCTCGAGCGCGCGCGCCAGCTCGACCGGGCCGCGCAGTTGCAGGTAGTCGTTCACGTCGTTGATCGGCTGCTGCTTCGTTTCGCCGTCCGCCAGATCGGCGAGCCAGCCGGCTTGGTCGACGAGTACGGCGCTGATGTTAAGGCTCGCGAGACGCTCGTAGAGCGCCCACGCGGCTTCCGGGCCGGGACGGTGGCCGGCGCGCGGATGGCCCTCCGCGAACGGCTCGTCGTTGTCGAGGCAGATCACGACCTGCTTACCGCGCAGCGACGAGAAGTCGATTGCGTCAACGTTGGCGAGGCCGCGCAGCGCGAGCGCCGCTGCGCCGGGCATCGCGCAGGTGTCGATCGACAGCGCATTGATTGCGCTTTCGACGATGAATACGCGCTTCGCCTTGTCGAGACGCCGGGCATCGGCGGTCCAGCCGTAGCCGGCCTTGTCGCCCTGTGTCTGCGTCTTGACGCCGCCATTGAGCGCCGGGTCGACATAGCGCATGTCGACGGCGACGACACGGCCGTCCGCCGGCTCGCGCACGATGAATGCGGCGGCCGGGCCGGCGTGCCCGACTTCGCCGGCGGCGACTTTCGAGCTCGTCCACGTGTTGAAGCCGAGCGAGCGCGCGGCGAACGCGGCGTCGATTGCCGCGGCCGAAATGCCGCGGCCGCCGAGGTACTCGCGCACGCGGTCGCGTTCGGCGAGGCAGCGATCGGCGATGTATTCGACGATCGACTTCTCGCGGCGCTCTGCCGGCGCCGGTCGATCGAGCGGGATGCCGTAGGCGTCGTGCAGGTAGCGCACCGCGTCGGCGACCGTGCCGCCGCGCGCGTGAATCACCAGGTCGATGCACGAGCCGCCGGCGTCGGCGCTGTGATCGCGCCAGCCGGTGCCGTGCTTTGGGTGGTTCACGTAGATCGACAGGGACGGGCTTTTGTCCTCGTGCTGCGGCGAGTGATAGAGCGCCTTGTCGCCGCCGCGGCCGCGCTTGAGGCCGAGGCGGTCGGCGAGGTCGTGCAGGTCGATTCGTTGTTTCAGTTCGTCGATCGTGGCCATTTCTGTGTCTGCTACTTGGGTTGCTGCGGTGTGCGGTCGGTGGGGTTGCCAGTCGTGGCCGGGCTGAACACGACGGCGTGCAACGCCGCGGCGGATTCGGGGAAGGCGAGGGCGAGGCGGTCGCTGAGCGCGGCGACGAACAGGCCGAGCATGCATTGCCGTTGAAGGCTGCCCGGCTTGTTGTCGAAGCGCAGCGTGCCGGCGGCCGCGGCGATTGCGGAGGCGAGCGCGATGTCGTGCGGCGCGCGGTTCGGATCGTGGTTCATGCGGGAATCCTCCCGAGGATGGCGTGTTCGTTCTGTTGGATTCGATGCACGGCGATTTGCAGATCGGCGCGTGCCGTCATGGCTTCATCGAGCATGTCGCGCAGCCGGCGTTTGTTGCGCTCGAGGTTTGCGGCCGCGTGGGCGATCGCGGCGTCGCGCGTCGGGCCGACGCCGGCCGCCATGCCGGACGCAAGATGCGTGACGGCCCACTTTTCGGGGTGGCCGTGCGGCGCGTGACGCTCCATGTGAATGCCGAAGGTTGCGCCGGCGTCGTTCGGAATCACGACGTGATCGCCGATCACGGTGCGAAGGCCGGCGGTCGTCATGAGCTCGTAGCGGATCGATGCGGCCGTCATGCTCACCACTCCCCGGCGAGGCCGCCAAGCGCATTCAGGCGCGAGCAGACATCGATACACAAAGCAGCGTGCGACCACGGGAAGTACCCGTGACGTTTCAGCGCTCGTAGTTCTGCGATTTGATCGAACATCACGTAGCGGCAGGCGCGCCGATAGCGGATGTCAGCATCCATGTCGTCCGACGGTAGGGGTTCAGCAAACAGGTTCATGTCACCCTCGAAAAAGCCGGGGCGTCGTGCGGACCGCCCCGGAAAAGCGCCGCGCCCCGAGGCATCGGGGAGTGCGCGCGGCGTGAAAGTGGATGCGCTATCGGGCGATGCAGCGCGACAGCGCGTGATCGGATCGCCTCGAGCTCGTCGACGGCGGCCGGCGCGGCGCTATGTGGGCTTGGCTTGATTGGCTTTGGTCGCCGCGCGTTCGTATGCGGCGCGATCAGCCCATACGATCAAGCCCACACGGCCCGCGCCGAGCGCTGCTTCGGCCGTCGTGATCGCGTCGGTTGCGAACGAGACGAGCGTTCCCCGCCGCATGGCGCGGATGTCCGTCATGGACTGTTCGAGGAGCTGGAAGCGCAGGTGGTCGTTGCCGATCTCGGCGAAGAATTCCGTGAGCGTCATGGCTTACCTCCGCGGCGGAACGGACCAGGCCAACGCCGCGACCAGGGCGACCAATGCGGCGACGCCGACCGCGAACGCGATGGTGCGTGCGTGGCGTACATCGAACAGGCGCAGCACGTCGGCGGTCAGGCAGTGAATGCCCGTGAGTGAAAAAGAGAGCATCAGCAGTACGCCGACGCCGAAAACGTAGGGCTTCATCGTGTGGTTCCTCATGTATGCGCCGGCGGCCGGCGCAGATGGGTCAGTCGTTGGTGTCATTTGCCGCGCAGCGTTTCGCGTCGAAGCTGCACCGCAAGCGGGCGTATTCGCGGCTCTGCATCGCTCGCGCCGCGGATTCGACGACAAGGCGAACCGCGGGCGGAGCCATGTCGAAGTCGCCGACCATGCGCAGGCGCGACCAGGCCGCGCGCAGCTCGAGCTCGGAGAGAGGCGCGCGCATCGTGATCAGTGCAGAAGCCGGATGGTCGGAACGAGCGCCGGCATGTCGGTCGCGGCATCCCAGCGGCCGCCGAGCGCGTAGCCGAGCTTGCGGGCGGCGCCGAGAAACACGATGGCGTCGACGTCGGCGTTCCAGAGCTTCCGTAGGTATTCGCGGCGTTTCTCGAGTGGAAGGTCGATGGCGTTGAACGGCAGGACGAGAGGGGCAGAAGCGACGAAGGCCATTCAGTACTCCTTTTCATTAAGTAAAAAGAGCCCCTCGCGCCGCAATGGCACGATGCGAGGGGAAACGGGGAAGCGGTTAAGCGACTAGACCGGCAACTCGAGCTGTTGCTCGAGGCGCTCGCGCACGTGTGGCGAGAGCGGCAGATTCAGCGAGAGATTCGGGGTTGCGGACGGCGACAGCGTGCGTGCGAATTCCATGTTGACGACGTAGGTGTGACCGCATTCCGGGTTGTTGCACTGATACGTGACTTCGCGGAAGGTCAGCGACATTTCGCGGCTGCTGCGCGCGGTGGCACGCGTGCGGCAGTGAGGGCAGCGGTTCAGGATTCGCATGTCGGCTTACTCCGGACGAGATACAGGGCGCGGCCGCGTCCGTTCATTTGCGTTGCCGTGCGGCGTAGGCGTCTTTTCGCGAGCCACTCGGCGGTTGCCTCGATTGACGGCAGGCCGTGAAGCTGGCGCACGCGTTCCAGCACGTCGAGCTCGGTATCCGAGAAAGAAATGTCCGTGCTGGTTTCGGGCATCGTAGGAGCTACTCATTGTTGGCGTTTCGGTGCCTTCAATCAGGCGCCAGCGCGGGTCAAAATCGAATGGTTGCGGTCGGCGAGTACAGCGGTTGCTTCGCGCATGACGATCTCCCGAATCATCACGGCGAGCTGCTCGCCCTGATAGTTCGCGAGTGCCGTCAGGACGGCTTCTTCGTAATCGTCGAATCGGACGGTGTGCTTGTTGTTGCGGACGCGCTTTGGATCGGGGTACATGCGGGCTCCTCAATTCAATGGCGCGCGGTACGAGAACGCGGCGTGGGGAGCGCGCGAATATGGCGAGTGCCGATGCGGATAAGCTCGCGTGCCATGCTGGAAATCGATCGGTTGCGCTGCGCGGCGAGCTGTTCGAGCTCGTCACGCTCGCTGGGCGTCAGCCCGACGTATACGGGCTTGTCCGACAGGGTGCCGCGCGGCGAGCGGCGCGGGCCTTTGGCGGTGGTCATGGTCTGTATACTTTCGTCGTTAGTCTTGCGTTACGGTAAGGCTAGTGTAATGAGCAAAAAACGACTCGTCAATTATTAATGGGAAATTTATGGCACAAGTCGGGAGTCGCTTGCGAGACGAGCGCTTGCGAATCGGTCTCAGTCAGGATGAGTTTGCGGCCGTCGGCGGAGTTTCTCGGCGATCGCAATCGGCGTACGAGGCAGACGAGCGGTCGCCGGACGCGAACTATTTGCTCGCGGTTCGTGAGCTCGGTGTCGACATCTTCTATGTGCTCACGGGGGAGCGGATCAGATTTGCGGAATCGGCGGCATCGAATGTCGGCGGTGGTGTCGCTAGCGATGAGTCGGAGTTGCTCGACCTATATCGGCTTCTCAACGACTCTGGCAAAGCGGCGCTTCATGCTTTCTTGGCGAACTGCGTGGATTCAGGCGCCATGGCCGCCGCTCCGAGTGCTCGTCGGGCTAAGCGCTTGCCAGAGAACCGCCGTGCTGCTCTCAATCAACGCACTGCGGAAAACGTCGATCGTGCGATGGCTGAGCTCGAGCGACTGCGTCTTGAGCGGGCGGCGAAATCCACAAAGAAATAGCGATGCGCGCGAAGCAGTACATCGCCCAATTGTTGTAGTCGCACGCGCAGATGAGCACGACCGAGTGCTTTTCTTCCAGCTTTTTCGTCTTACGATCGAATTGAAATATCGGGACGAAGGGCCGTCCCGATCGCGGAACCCACGGGGTTCCGCGAAGTTGGGGCGCGTCCTATTCCGAGGCGACATCATCGCGCCGGGCCGCGCCGTGTGGTGAAAGTGTACGTTGGGAGACCCAAGAAAATGCAAAGCAACATCAACTGCGACAACAACCCGGCCGGCGTGGCGATGAACGCGGATCGGTTGGTCGATGCTCGCGGGCTCGTCGCGATCGCGGCGCGCTGTCGTGATGAACGCCGCAATCGTCATGATGCTACCGCAGCGATTGATAGTGCGATCGATTCAGTTGGCCTCGTACTCGAAAGTGCGCTCGCGGCGATGACCGAGCTCCGTAATGCCCGCGCCGCAATTGCGCGCTGCTCAGATTGCTGAATACAGAGCAGTTGGATTACCGGATCGACTCGCGGTGCCTACAAAAATGTGAGTACGTAGCAACAACCTCGCTCAACTCGGTTTGTAATTAAGCTGAGCGCCGTATGCAGGAAGTATATTCTGCATACGGCAAGTAATTGACAAACATAGATTTCGTGGATGATCTAATTGGCTTGATCAGGGAGCGCTATTTTGCGTACCACCGCTGAGGAACATGTTTACGGGTGTTCCAAAGTCGAAGTGCCCGACACTTTGGACGGTGATTTTTTCCGATTGAATGTATTCGCCGGGCTGGTGCTCGTTCGCGAATTTGACGTGGCGACTATGAAGTCCCGGCAATGTCTCGTTATGGTTAAAGTAATATTCTGACTCGATTATTGCATGAAGGCGCTGTCCGTCGTCCCGCCACTCAACTGCCATGACGCTTTTGATCATGCCAGGTGTATGTGGAATAAAAATTTCTAGCAGGTCTTGAACTCTCCAATCCCCCCTGAATTTTTCCTCGGGAAAATTGACCGTTGAAAATACGCCGTGAAGTCGATTCTTCACAGCGTCATACTCGATATTGTGGTAGCTGCTGAAGCGTGCACCATTAGAGAAACGATATGCGCGTTGATATTTGTAGCCGCCTCGCAACGTCGATGGCTTAAACAGATCATGTGCAAATTCCTTGTATTCACTATATGTCGGATAGCCAACGATAGCCATGGGTGCCAAAATTTCGACGGCGAAGGGGAAATTGTGCACTATTCTAGATGATAAGAAGCCTTCGTTCGCATTGCCCACTCCGGGTGCATCTATTTTGTATGAGTTAACAATCAGTGTGGTTGTATTCTCGATGCGATTGAATTGTTTGTCCATGATTTCCCCTTGCCTATTCAAAGGTTGGTTTGAAACAAAATTAATATTATTCGATGTGGTTCGCGATGAGGCTACCAATTTTGGTAGGCATCAATTTAAAAGCTATCTGCTATTCCTGCGAAAATGCGACCGGTGCCGCTCCGTCGTCGGATCGTCCCGCATTTCGAGCTCGAGCGCGGTCGTGAATCCAACGTCGCCGATCGTGTGCGTTGCCTTCTTCACGAGCCACGGCGTCTCGTCGATTTCCGGTTTGAAGCCTGACACGGTCACGGGCATTTCCGGGAACAGTTCGGCGCGGCCGCGCGCGAGCGTGTAGCTCATCGTCGCCTGGCTGCGCTGCATCCGCTTGAACTCCGCTTGCGCGGCCGCGCGCGCTTCCGCCTCCGTCGCGTAATCTTCCGGCAGCACCTTCACGTTCTTGTTGTTCTCGCCGCCGACGATGACCGACTTCCGCTTCGCGCGGCCGGTCGAATGGTAGTGCGCGCGCACGGCCGCGTAGTTCTCGCGTTCGGACACGTGGTAACGATGACTGTCGCCGCTCGCGCGCGTCAGTTCGAGCACGTCGAGCTGCTTTCCGCTCGCCGTCTGGCCGGTGCCGATCGGCATGAACAGCAAGCGTAGATCCTTCACGTTCATGACGGCGTCGTAGCGCTTCGCCAGGCGCGTCAGAAACGACATGTCCGATTCGTGTGTCTGGTCGATGTGCGCGATCAGGATCCTCGCGAGCGCGTCGCCGACGATCGGCGCCAGCGAGTAGCGCCCGGCGATCGCGTGGACGATCGAGCCGATCGTCTGTCGATGCCAGCTCTTCTCGCGGCGCTCCTGCATGCCGCTCGTCATCGCGGCCGAGCGCGAGCGGATGGTGACGATGTCCGGCGCGCCGCTGTGCTCGACTTCGTTCACAACGAAGCTGCCCTTGTCGACGAGCGGCTCGCCGGCCCATCCGATCGACGCCTTGATTGTCGCGCCGCGCTTCGGAATGTCCAGATCGTTTTTCGAGTCGTCGAGCACGATATCGATGGTGTCCGCCTCGTCGGAGCGCGATTCCGAAATCGACAGCGACACGAGCCGCGGCGCGAACAGGCGCGACAGATCGCGGCCGCCGACTGAAATGCGGTAGTCCGGCTGCGGATGCAGGCGCGCGACGCGCGGCGCGTCCTGCAATTCCGCCCTCGTGGTGCGTTCGTTCGTCGACGTGGTCATCAGCGCTTGTCCTTGCGCGTGTTCTTCTCGCGCGTCGTGCGCAGCACGTCGTCGTCGACGCGCTCGATCGTGAGCTGGAACTCGATGCGCCGCGGCGTGCCGTCCGCGGTGTGGTAGCTCTGCGTCTCGTTCAGCTCGGCGATTACGTACGCGCCGTAGACGTTGCCGGCGCCGTCGACGAGCACGTACGCTTCGCCGGTGTCCGCCATCGCGGCGAGCTCGCGAATCGACGCGATCGAGCCGAACGTCTCGGGCGCGACGAGGCCGTTCAGCGTGATCGTGTCATCGCCGACGCCGGCGAACTGGCGGCCGTCGCGCGCGCCGATGCGCGAGCTCGTCGGATGCTTCCATGTGCGCCGCCGCTGCAATTCGCGGAACGGCGCGCTCGTCAGGCTGAAAACGAATTGGTCGAGGGACATGAGCATGCGTGACTCCGGTTGCGTCAGTCCGACAGGCGCGAGCCGATGCGGGACTGCTTCGCGCGCTCGCGGCGATCGAGCGCGGCTTCGACGGCGCGTGCGATCGCGTGCGGGTCCTGCCCGGCCTGCGGGTAGATGTTGATGACGATCGGCGACGCCTGCGCGGCCGGCGATGAAGCCGCGGATGGCGCGGCGAGCGGCGCGCGGCGATCGATCGGCACGGTCGCCTGCACGAGCGGCGGCATCGGCTTCGCGAGCGCCGGTGTGCCGAATGACGCGACGGCTACGGTTGCAAGGCCGAGCGCCGCTTTCGCGATGCGCTGCTGCTCCCCCTGCATACCGAGCGCGGCGCCTTCACCGACGAAGCCGCCGAGCTGCGCGAATACGCGGCTCGGGCTATGGATGCCGAGCTTCTCTTTGAACCAGCCCACCGTGCTGTTCGCCATATTCGAAATCGCGTCTTTCACCTTGCCCAGTCCGCTGCTGATGCCGCCGACGAGCCCGTCGATAAGGTGCCCGCCGAACTCGGAGAACTTCGCGGGCAGCTCGACGCCGAACAGCGACAGCACGCCCGCGAGCGCCCGGTAGAACATGCCGAGCGGCGACCAGTTCAGAATCAGCGTGCCGAGCGCGGCGAGCCCGCCGTTCAATGCCGCGCGCGCGTCGCCCATCGCTTCGACGAACAGGCCGGCGAGCCCGCCGAGCGCGCGGCCGAGCCACGTGAGCGGCACGAGCGCGACGCGCAACACCGTGCCGAGCACCGCACCGAATCCGCGGCCGGCCGCCGCCGCCGCGGATAGGCCGTCGGCGCTCGCGCGCGCCGGCGCGAACAGCTTGCCGAGCCAGCCGGCCACCGTCGAGAGCGCACCGCCCAGCCCGTTCCACAGCGGTTTTGCCGCCGCTAGCGCGCGACCGACCGGCTGCAATGCGCCCCGAAGCGCGACGCCGATCGGCGCCAGTGCATCGCCGATCGCCGTGAGCGCGCCCCCGATGAACGCCTTGATCGGCCCCCAATAGCGGTAGATCAGCAGCGCGGCGGCGGCGAACGCCGCGGCGTATAGGCCAATCGGCGTCGTGAGCAACAGGCGGCCGGCACCCATCGCGGCCGTGCCGAACATCCGCCATGCGGCCGCGCCGATGCCGAGCGCGCGCGACAGGATGCCGCCCTGGATGCCGAGCGTCGCCATGCTGAAACGCACGACGGCGAGCGGGCCGAGCACGCCGGCGAGAACGATCGTGAACGTGCCGAGCACCGCGAGCAGCGCGGCGAAGCCGGCCGCGAGCGCGACGACTACCTTCGTTGCCTGTGGGTGTGCCTGAATCGTCGTCAGCAGCCTGTCGGCGAGCTCGCGCGTCTTGTCGAGCGCGGCGTTATACATCGGCGCGATGCGCTCGCCGATTTCATTCAGCAGATCACGCAGCTTCGCGCGTGCGTCGAGCTCCTTTCCGGGCGTCTGTTTCGACGCAAGGTCGTGCATTTCGTCGATGCCATACGCGCCCTTGTTCAGCTTCTCGTTCTTGTGGATCTGCTGGCTCTGCATGTACATCGTCGAGAACAGATTCGCGGCCGTCCGGTTCGTGAAGATCGTCGAAATCATGTCCTTCACTTTGTCGGGGTCCGTGACGCCCTTCTTCGCCATCTGCGGCAGCAGCACCTTTTCGAGCCATTCGAGCGGCGACGCCTTGAACAGATCGCCGCCGAGCAGCGCGCCCGGCTTGATCCGCTTGATCATGCCGATTTTGTTGTACTCGACGTTCTTCTTGTCGAGCAGCCCGAGCTTCATCATCTCCTGTGCGGCCCGCACGGTCGTCTTGCCCTGGTAGACGTTGCTGTATGCGGACATGAGCCCGGTGCCGACCTGGTGCCCGCCCATTTCCTGAATCAGCGGCTCCATCTGGTAGTAGAACGCGTCCTGGCGCATCTGCTTTGCCGCGACGCCGCCCGTCTGGATGAAGTTGCGCCACTCGTCGCCGCCAACGCGGCCGCCCGTCGCCGACAGCACCTTCTGCACCATGTTCGCTTCGTTCCTGAACGTCGCTTCGTCCTTCGTGCCGCCGCGCAGCTCGATGACCTTCAGCATGTTCATGAACTTCTCTTCGTTCGCGTGCGCGTCTTCCGCGCCGAACATCGCCTCGTTCGCGAACTTCATTTTCGCGAGCGTCGGCATCACCATCTGCGCGTGGTGCTCGTCCGCAAAGATCGACAGCGCGTCGCGCATCAGCGTCATGTTGTCCGACGTGCTTACGCCCATCATCTTCATCGAGCGCACGTACTTCTCGGCGTCCTTCGTCGCTTGGTCGCCGAGGCCAAGCGCCGTGATGCGCGCACGCTCGTTCTGGATCTTCTTCGTTTCGTCGAGTGCCTCGCGCAGATCGCCGAGCGCGTGCGCGCCGGTCGAGCGCGCCGCGTAACCGCCAATCGCCATGCCGCCGGCGACACCCTGTAGCGCCTGCATCTTGCCGCGCGCCGCGCCGAGCTTCTTCTCGCGCTCGGCCATGGCTTCGAGCTGGCGCGTCTGTGTCTGCATTGCCGCCGTGGTCTGCGCGATGTTCGAGCGCAGCGTGCGTTCGTGCTCGGCGAGCTGGCGCGTGTCGATGCCCGTGCTCGCGAGTTGCGCGCGCAGCTCACGTACGCGGGCGGACTGCTTCTCGTGCTCGATCGACAGGCGCGCCGCGGACTGCTTCGCCTTCTCAAAATCGGCAATCATCTGGCGCGAGGGTTGGTCGGCTGCACGCAACGCAGTGGCGAGGCCATTCACGCGCGTTCGCGCTTCGCCGAGCTTCTCCGCTGTGCCCGCGAGCCCGGTTCGCATCTCGCGGAACGAGGCGACGGCCTTCTGCTGCTTGCCGAGCTCGGCGAGTTCGCCGCGCGTCTGCTTGAGCGCCTGCGCGAGCCCCTTGTTGCTGTTCAGCACGTTCTTCAAGGGCTTCGTGAAGTTGTCGATCATGTCGAACATCACGCGCAGTTTCAGGGCGTTGTCCATCGTCACTCGTTTCCGCTACGTATCCGGGCGCGCTCGCGCCAGTCCATCAATTCGGCCAGGGAGAAGGCGGCCATATCGCGCGGCGTCCAGCCAAACACCGTCGCGATATCGGCCATCGCGTCTTCTACGCGGTCCGGGACTCCATGCTCGCTTTCAGCGCCTTCGGCATCAAAAAACCGGCGAAGATGCCCCCCAATGCCACGAGGTCGGCCGGGTCCATGCCGGCCACGTCGAACTCGGTCAGCGTCGGCGTGCTGATGCGCGGCAACACCTTGCGCAGCGCGTCGACATCGATATTCACGAGTGCGGCGAGCGACGTGCCGCGCAGCTCGCCCGCGGCCGGCTTGCGCAACGTCACCTGCGTAATGGTCTGCCCTTCGCGCTCGATCGGTGTGTCGAGTGTGTGCGTGTTCTCGTCGGGCGCAGCGTGGCCCGTCGTTTCGATGTGAGCGGTGTCGATGGTCGTCATGGTGTTTCCTGGGTTGGATGTGAAATTGGAATGGCCCGCGCTCGCCGCGGGCGCTCGATTACAGGCCCATCGCGCGGCGAAGATCCGACGCGAGGTCCATGCCGTTGATCTTCTCGACCGCGTTCACGAAGTCGAGCTCGATGAGGTCGCGCCCGTTCACGGTCAGCTTGTAGTAGCTGGCGTTGGTCGTGATCTTGAATTTAGTGTCTTCCTTCGCTTTCGCGGTGCCCATGTCGATCTCTTCGTGGCGGCCCTTCACTACCACTTCGATCTGGTCGTGCTTCTTGCTGTCCTCGCGACGATAGCCGCCGGCGAAGCGCAGCAGCACGCCGTCGTGCTGTACGGCGCCGTACTGTTCGAGCACTTCGACCATGAAGCCGCCGCACGTCCACTCGAGCTGGAGCTCTTCGCTGCCGTAGTCGATTTTCACGGGGCCGGTCATGCCGCTGCCCTGCCACGCTTCCATCTTGCGCTTGAGCTTCGGAAGATTGAGCTCTTCGACTTCGCCGACGAAGTTCGCGCCGTTGTGAAAGACGTTGAAGCCCTTCAGTTTTCGAGGCATACCCATTGCATTTGACTCCTGTTAGCCCGCCACGCGCGCCGGGAAATCGGCGAGGAAGCGGTCGGTGATGCGCTGGCGCAGCACCAGATTTTCGAGAGGCGGAACCGGCGTGTAGTCGTAATCGATGTACGCCTTGCCGGACGCGAGAATGTCGGCCGTGTTCGGCTCCGGATCGATCCACGCGCTACCGCCGATCAGGTAGCCGTTCGCGACCTGCTGCCGGAACCAGCCGTTGATGCTTTCCACGATGTCGCGCGCGAGCGACGGATTCAGCGGCCCGTCGACGACGGGCATCTGCGCTTCGGCGATCGAATCGCCGGCCACCTGAGCGGTGCGCGTGTAGTTCTCGAACGCGAACTTCGGATCGTCCGAGCACGTGCGCTCGCCCCAGAACCGGAAGCCGTTGCGGTTCACGAGCGTCGTCACTTCGTGCTCGTTCAGGTAGCCCGCATCGGTCGCCGGGTCCTGCAAATCCCACGACACGTCGGCGCTGATGCCGGACACGCCGTTCACGACGACATTCGAAATCGTCTTGTGCCAGCCGATGTCGTTGTCGATCTTCGCGCGCAAGCCGGCGGCGATCGCCGGCGCCGGGATGACGGCCGTCGAGTTCGTCGTGTCGTCCCAGCCGAGCCAGTCCGGCCAGATCACCATGATTTCGCGTTGGCCGAACTGCTTACGGTACGCGGCGGCTTCTTCCTTCGTTTTGCAGCCGGACGCCGACACATAGGCCATCGCGCGCAGCGACTGCGCGGTCGCCGCGAGCGCGGCCGCGACCGGCTGCGTATCGAGGCCGGGCGCGGCGAGAATGCGCGGCTTCACGCCGAGCGCACCCTGCGCGGCGAGCAGCGCCTTGATGCCCGTGTACTTGCCGTCCGGCGTCACGGTGCCGATGACGTTCGAGGTCGTCTCGTCGGCGTCCTTGCCTTCGGCGACGCGCACGACGACGGTCAGCGGCTTCGTCTGCTTGCCGATCGCGTCGAGCGTGCGGCGCAGCGTGCCTTTCTTGCCGGCCTTGCCGAGCGCGGCGACGACGTTCGTCAGCAGCACGGGCGTATTGAGCGGAAACGCGCTCGCATCAGCGTCGGCCGCCGTGCAGACGACGCCGAGCACGGCTGTTGACACTGAGCGAATCGGGCGGCCGCCTTCGTTGATTTCGATGACGCGTACGCCGTGGTGGTAATCCTGCGGCATGGTGTGCAGCTCCTGTTACGTAAAAATCGGGAGGATTCCCTATGATCGGCCGGCGTCAGGCCGGGGCGTGTTCGGGTTCCGGCCGCGCGGCGTCGCCGGCAACGGCCGGTGTGGCGGGCGGCATGCCTTCCGGCGCGACGGGCTCGGGCGGCGGCGGAACGTACGGCGCGGGCGTGTCAGGCCACGCGATCGCGTCCGGGAACGTGTCGTTCTGGATCGCGGCAACGAGCGCCATCTGGTAGGCCGACCAGGCTTTGAAGTAGTACGTCTGCTCGTCGTCGAGCTGGCCGGCCGCGTACGCGTCGGCTTTGCCGAGGTTCTCCCGGCGCGCGATCGCCAACCGTCGCTCGAACTCGGCCATCGCCGCGTCGCGCTTCTCGCGCGCGAGCAGCTCGGCCGGCACGGTCCACGCGCCGTCGAGCCACGCGTGCCGCTCGGACGGGCGCGGCTCGGTCGTTAGGCCGAGGTCGGCCGGCGTCTTGCCCGCGATCGCGATCTCGACCGGCTCGCCCGTGTCCGTCCGATAGCAGAGGCGGCCGCGGTAGTCGGGCAGCAGAAACCACGCGCCGTCGCGGTAAAACGGCCACGTGGTCGGCGTGCGCGCCGGCGGGGCGTCGAGCGTCGCGGACGCCGGAATCAGCCAGCGGCCGTCGTTGCGCGGGTCGGCGTCCGGCTGGCCGCTGCTCAGGTATTCGCCCGTTGCCGGGTCGTAGTGGTGAATCAGCATGTCGTGTCTCTCGTGGTTAGTAGGCGCGAATCAGCGCGAGCAGCGCGACGTTGCGCGGGCGCGCTTCGTCGCCGCCGTCGGGTTGAACGGCGATCGTGTGCGCGTGCCGGCCACCGCCGCCGATACCGACGGCGTGCCCGTGATTGCCGTTGCCTTCGGTGTTGAATTCGTGGTTGTGGTTGCCGGCCGGGCTCGTCATCCCGTACACGTTGTCGTTGTCGCTGCCCTCCGCGCCGCGGTTGTTGGCGGCGCCCCACGTGCCCCACGGCGGGTTGTACATCTGCGGGTGCTCGCCCCACGGCGAGACGTGCTGGTGGTCGCCCACAGCGTTCGTCCAACCGTGGTGGCCGTGCCAGCCCTGCACGTCGGTCCACGCGGTGTGGACGTGGTCCGGCGCTTCGCTTGCCGCGGCGCCGTGTGCGTGCGTGTGGTTCTGGTCGCCCTGGAAGGCGCCGATTTGGCGCGTCGCGTCGACGCCGCCGCGCGCATCGGACCAGCAACGAATGAATTCGCCGCGCAGCTCGGGCAGGCGAAACGTCGTCGCGCCGTCGCCGGTCGAGAAGCAGCCCCACCGATCCTTCATCCAGTCCGCATCGGAGACGAGCGCGCCGCTCGCCTGCGCATACGCCCACAGCTCGGGATAGTCGGCACGGTTCACGAGCACGCCGTTCGCCTTGAGGAAGCCCGGCCGCACGGTCGTGCGCGGCTCGAAGACAATCTGGCCGATCGTCGTCGCCGACAGGACCGTGCGCACCCATTCCGTCGTCGCGGCGCGCGTCGATCGATCCGCCGCCGGCGGCGTCGGCACAGTCACGGGTTGCTCGAAGGCCACGAGCGACGACGAGAATCGCACGACGGCGCGCGCGTTGCAGGCCACGCCGAACTCGCCGTCGGCTGCGTGATAGAGGCCGGTATCCGGCGCGCCGTCGTTGGCGAACGTGAGCGACGGCGCGGCCGGGCTGCCTTCGGCGAGCACGAGCCGCTTTCCCGGCGCGAACGACACATCGCCGGCCAGCGTGCCGCCCTTGCTCTTGTCGAGCGGGTCGAGGTTGCCTTCGTGCCACGCCATCCGCCCGTCAATGCGAAACGTGTGATCGGCGAAGATGTACTGATAGGACGATCCCGCCGGCGACCACCAACCGGTGCTGACCGGGTTCGCGTAGAGGTAGCCGTCGACCGGCCCGAGCTTGATATGCCCTTCGCTTGCCTGCCGACCGACTTCGAGGTCGCGCGCGACGTCCACGGCGCCGCCGAAGACCGTGCCCGCTCCGCTGCCGTCGACGATCACCTGCCCTGTCGACAGCGACCACGAGAACGGCCGATAGTCGTTGAAGCCGCCGTCCGGGGCCCCCTTCGGTGTCGACAGGAAATAGACGCTCCGGCCGTCGTTGCGGATGAACGCGCCGTAGCCGTCGTACACGGCGCGGAACTGCCCGCCGGCGCCGCCGGCGTCGATCGCGCGCGCGGCGACGCCTTCCGATGCGTCGACGCCGCCGCGCACCTGCAGCGCGGTCTTGCCGTCGTCCGCGCGCTCGCCGATCAGCACGCGGCCGCCCGACGCGAAGCGTGCGACGCGCTTCTGCTTCGCGTCGCTCGCCGCATCGTTGTTCGTGCCGTCGTTCAGGCAAACGTCGACGTACTCGCGCCCCCACGCGCCGGCGTCGAATCCCGCGCGCAGCGTCGCGACCAGGCGCGGGCTCAGATCGGGCAGCGTCGCGTCGCCGAACGTGCCGAACAGGCGCGCCTTGCCGGCCTTGCCGACGCCGGCCGTCTTCGGCGACACGTCGAGCTGCGCGGCGCGATCGTCGACATCGGCGACGACACGCACGCGCCCGTCGAACGTCGCGCCCGAGAGCGCCGCGTAGCGCCGCTTCGCCGTCTTCGGCGTGATCGCGCGCGTGTCGTCGTCGCCGGCGTCCACTTCGGCCTGCGTGGCGAGCTCGACCACGCCCTTGCGCTCGGTCGTCGCCGGCGGATTCAGGAACGTCGCCGGCCCGAACTCGAGCTTGGCTGCGTCGATCGTCGCGAAAACGACATCGGTCGCGAGCAGCATCATCGCCGCGGGGGATTTTTCGAGAATCGGCGCGTCCTGCACGTACACGGCGAACAGCACGCCGTTCTCGAGATACAGGCCGAACGCGTACAGCGAATACTGATCGCTCGTGTCGTCCTGGATCACGACATGCACCGTGTCCGGCGCGACGTTTTCGCCACCGAACGTCGTCACGCGCTTGCGCTCGTTCGGCATCGTCTTCATGCCGCGATCGAACGCGAACGGCGCGGTGCCGAGCCCGATTTCGACGACGCGGCGCGCGGCCGTGCCGGTGTTGCCGCCGGCGACCAGGGCCGCGCGGCCGGCGTCGGTAATGTGGATGACCATTCCTGCCATGTCAGATATCCGTGAGGGACAGGCGGCGATACACCGCCGCGCGTGCGCCCGCGCCGATGCGCTGCGTGCCCGTCGCGCCGAACCCCTGCGTGAACGTGTAGTGCGCGGTGCCGCGCTTGGCCCGGTCAACTTCGGCGATGATGTCGGCGACGTATTCGGCGGTTGCCGGGATGCCGTCGCGCGCGCCGACCGTCATCAAGATTTCGAACGTGCCTGGCCGGCCCTTCGGCGTCTTCTCGAACCACTCGCGCATCGCGACGTTCGCGCCGAACGACGCGCACACTTCGCGCACGGCCGCAGCCGTGCCTTTCTTGCGCGCGATCCGGATTGCCGCTTTCACGCGCGCGCGCTTCACCTGTTCGGGCCAGTAGTC